GTGAACGCTAAGACGATCACCTACACGTACCCAGCCCACATCACGCAGCAGACCCCGTCGGGCAAGCCACTGGTCTTCTTCGCAGCGCCGGCTACGCAGATTGATCAGTGGGTCGGCGTGCCTCAGCGCAGTCGTCTCGATGACGAGGAAACCATTGGTTTCCAGCGGCAGGAGAGCAGGTCAAGGATCAGGGAGTTGTCCAGCTTCTATCACGATGAGCGCAACATCGTGCAGAACCCACTCCTGGCTGCTCCGCAGAGCGAGACCTCCGTCAGCTTCAAGCCTCTGGACGGCACTCCCGAGTTCGGCACGCTGGAGATCGTGAGCGAGGACTTCAGCGAAACGTCGTTGCTGGAGCTGATGTCGCGCGTAGTTGCACGCCTCGAGTCGCGCATGCCGGAACTGAAGAAGACCGCTCTGGATCAGGAGCGACTTTCGTCGATCATAGATCGGGCTCGAAAGGAGCACGGGCTCGATGCCGTTGGAGACGAAGACGACGAAGACGAGGAGGTGTCAGCGGAGGAGGCGGGGAACGGCGATGAGTCAGATGCAGCGAGCGTGCTCCTCACTGACGAGACCCACCTGATCGACTTCTACACCGAGCTCAAAGGTCGAATCAAGGTCCTCGAAGCCCTCGACGCGGACGTGAAGCCGAAGAAGATCCTCGGCTTCGACCGGGAAGCGATGATCAGCTACCTCAAGCCGATCATGCTCGTCGATGGACAGCACCGGCTGAAGGGCGCAGTGTTGGCCGCGGCGAGCCTGGCTGAGAGCCAGGACGGGGAGGCCTTCCTCCTTGAGGCAGCAGAGAACGGCCTGGACCCTGCTCAGGCAAAGGCCGACTTCATCTCGGCACACGCTCGGCGGCTGCCCGTCTCCCTCTTGCTCGACCCCAGCCCAAGCGAGCACGTTTTCCAGTTCGTGGTCGTGAACCAGAAGGCCACGCCGATGGGCAAAGCCCTTCTGGGCACGATCGTGTCGACGAGCTTGAGCAAGGACGAGCTGGACCCGGTGGCACAGCGACTCAAGGACGCCGGCATCAAGCTGGACGACTCTCAGGCCATCGCCTACCTCACGCGGGCGGAAGAGAGCCCGTTCAAGAACTTCGTACAGACAGGTATCGCGGGAGACAACAGGACCCTGCTGCAGTGGCCGGTCCTCAAGGGACTCGTAGGGATCTTCCGAGAGCTGTCCGGGGGCAAGCTCTACGGCCAGAAGACCGACTGGGCCCGGGTTTGGGGCAAGTACCACCTTGACGAAAGTGCGTTCGTCGCAGACTTCGACACTCACGACGAAAAGGTCGCGGCATGGGCCAGGCCTGACGGTCCCTGGCGGGACGTCTTCATCAGGTTCTACTCGAACATCAGGGACAAGTTCGGCGCCGACGATCCGGAGGCAAAGAACGCCTGGGGAACCACCCGCAGCAACCTGTACAACAAGATCAGCCTCACGATTCTGGCGGCTGACTACTTCGAATTCCTGCGCATGCAGAAGAAGACGCTCAACAGCCTCGACGATGTCGACTCCACCATGGAGGCGTGGCTCACCGACGTCAACCCTGCGTACTTCAACCGACTTTGGAACGTCGAGAAGAAGGACACCCCACTCATCCGCAGAACTTGGAGTCGCCTCTGGTACGACTACCGAAGGAACCCCGAGTCCCTGCCCAAGGAGGGCGAGTACAACCCCGCTGCCGGGGCGTGATGCAGCCACAGGAGGTCGGCGAGTTCTTCGCCGAGATCAAAAAGGCCCTGGACAGTAACTGGTCGGACGAGGCCCTGAAGTCTCTCTCGAAATACACAGTGCCAGAGGTCGTGTCTGGAAATCATGGATGGCTGCTGCGCGGAGACCTGTCAACGGTCTGGGGTCGCTGGTTCATCGAAAGTCTCGTTGACCTGGCTCCGTACGAACTGGACACCGAACTGAGTATCGGACACCTCCACGCGCCCATACTCGACTACTTCAACACCGTCAGCCCGCAAGTCCCCTTGGACGAGCGAAAGAAGTATGCACGCGTGCTGACGAAGTTTGCTTGGCAGCTTGTCTCAGCGCGGAGGAGGCGGAAGCGGTCGGCGGTCGGACTCGCCACCCGCGAAGAACTGTGGGCCATGGGGCAGCCGGAACCTCGCTGCTACCTTTGCGGTTACCTGTTCGGAGACCATGCCCGAGATAAGTTCCTCGGCATCGCCCAAGACGAGCCGCCTATCCCACCGCTCGTTGATTTCACGCGCCCCCGAGGCATGCGCGCGAGTCAGCTGTGCATCGAGGTGGATCATGTAATCCCGGTTGCAGAGGGTGGGAAGACGTCTGTTGAAAATCTGCGCCTTGCCTGTGGCTGGTGCAACTCCGTAAAGAACAGATACACGAACATATACGACACGATTCCGTGGTCGGCCGGCATATTCAACCATCAAGCTCTGGGTCCTGTGACGCAGCCTCAGCCACTTTGGGTGTTGCGGACCGTGGCTACTCGTAGAAGGTGCGAATTCCCCGATGGTTGCACCGCCAAGATCGAGGACAGTGAACTCTTCGCCGGGCCCCGAAATCCCAACGGTGCGCTCACTCCGGTCAATCTGGCCGTATTCTGTGAGCAACACGATCCCTGGCGCCTCGACAGGTGGATCGGTCCCAAGCGCCTTGCTGCGTCCATCGCCAGCTAGAAACGCTCGGCGTCCGAGTCACCTCTGATGACGGCCGCCCCCGCCAACCGGCCATGGGGCAGCCCGAGCTCGTTCCCGGGACCTAGCGGTAGCGGCGCGCAGGCGTCAGCCACGTCATCGCCAGCGCCTCATCTGCGTCGTCCTCGTCTTCGGGGCCACCCGGGGCGGGTGCCTGGCGGACCTGCTCGATCTGCCGCTCGACCCCTCGAAGGTTCTCCTGCAGATCCATCGTCACTACGCCGTCGACGGTTACCTTCAGCGGGTCGGCGAGCAGCCTCGCACGCCGCTCGCCCAGTACCTCGAGTGCAACCGCGCGTACCGACCGCAGCCGGAAGAACCGGCGTTCCAGGTCAGCCGCGTCAGTATCCGGCCCGAGCTGCGCCAACAGCCATGACCTCTGAAACTCATCCACAAGGGACCCCTCCAACGAACGAGGTACGGCCCGTCACCAGACGGGGGATGCTGGTGACGGGCCGTACGAGCGTCATCCTACGACCCGGACGAACGGGAGCGCCGGGATTGCGGCTTCTTGATCGCGCCAACGTCGGCCGTCTCCTCCTGGCCACCGGCCTTGCTCCCGGACGGCTCCGGCTTCTCCATCACGACAGCCTCGTCCGGCTTGTCGCAGTCGTCCGACGGTTCCTCCCACGCGTCGGGGTGGGAAATCAGCACGGCCACCTCCGGGCCCGGGCTCTCGCCCGGCCGCAGGATCACCTCCTCCCGCGTGGTCGGGTCCTGTACGTACACCGCGGCCTTCAGCCGCCCGCGGCCGGCCATCACAGGACCTTCGCCACGATGTGCGCGTCGGGAGTGTGCATGACGGGCATGCCGACCGCCGCGCCCTTGGTCCAGATCTGCACGGGGTCATCCTGGACACCTCGGGTGATGATCAGGCCGGGGGCGTCCTCCCGGATGATCTCCGGGTTCGATCCGCGCGACAGCACCAGGCCCTCCGCGGTCACCCCGTACATGGTCTGCGCCCACTTCTCCCGCTCCGGCGGCACGAGAATCCACAGGTCCTCGGGCAGCACCTTGCGGGGCTTGCCGTCCACCCGCACTTGGGCCTTGTAGAACTGGATCGGCGGCAGGCTGTAGTTGCCGCGCACCACGTTGATCTGCTGCGGGGTGAGCGTGGCCGTCGGCGTGGTCGACGGGTTCACGCTGCCGTAGTAGGCCGCCCTGTAGGCGTTGTTCGCTGCCAGGTAGCTGAACGCCTTCCGGCTGGTGATCACCAGCTCCGGTTCCGGTGCGCCGATGTCGTCCAGGTGCTGGATCCACCGCAGCTCGTCCGCGATCGGGTCGGAGGCCGGGTCCGACCACGGTATCCGGGCGACCGGCATGTTCTCGGCGGGGACGTTCCAGTCCACCTCCAGCGTCAGGCCGTTCTCCTGTTCCAGCGTGAACCGGCCGTCCGCGAGTACGTCGCCGGCGGCCAGCTCCAGCCGGGACCGGATGGCTTCGACGTGGCGTTCCACGTCGTCGTACAGCAGCTCGATCAGCCGGTCCTGGTCCGAGCCGTGCGACGCCTCTAGCAGGATCTGTTCCTGCTCGGAGACGACGAGCTTCTGCCCCAGCGCGGGCAGCGCACCCTCACGGGACGTCTGCCACGCCTCACGGGTCGCGAACGGCACCGAGGCGTTGAACGCCCGGTACTTGGCGACGTTGACGTACCGGCCGGAGTCCTTCGTACGCCACTTCACCTCCCGCATCTCCACGGTCGGGAAGATCGTCTGCGTGAGCAGGAAGTCCTTCGGGGTCGGGATGGCCCTGGCGAACGCCGTCAGGTCCATGACCGAGACGTCCTTGAGCAGGTCCTGAATCGTCACAGCTCAGCCCCCGCTCACACGAAGCGGATCTGCGCGGCACGCGGGTGCCACACGAGCTGGGACACGTCGATGCCGCCCGGGACCTTCGACGCCTTCACCGCGCCGTGCCACAGCAGCGCGGCAGGAACACGGGTCTGCCCCGTCGCGAACGGGACCTCGGCGATCACGAAGCCGCGCAGGATCTGGCGGCCGCAGTGCGCCTCGGGGTCGTACGGGCCGTACAGGCCGGACTCCGCGACCCTGCCGACCGGCACGCCGGACAGCACCCGGCCGTACGGGTCGCAGCCGTCGCCGCACACGTAGTGCGTGCCTTCGCAGAACAGGTTCAGGTCGAGGGTGATCGTGTCGACGGAGTCGGTGCCGTGCAGGGACGCCAGCCACTCGCGGTTGGCGGTGGTGTATTCGGACTTCGAGACGGGCTGGATGGTCATGTGCTTGGTCTCCATGGACGCTGCGGTCAGATTCCGCACACCGCCCACGGAGGCGATGCCGTCCACGAAGTTCAGGGGGCGTGGTCCCCCAAGTTCTGGGCCCGAACTATCGGGCGGCGGAGTCGCTGAACTCCGGGATCAGGCCACGGCGCTTGGCCATCTCCAGTCCGGCTGAACCGGGCTTGGACACCGGGGTCGTACGGGTCGGGCCGCGCCCGGCCGGTGCGCCCGCGGGGGCGGCCGGCACCGGGGTGCGGACCTCACCGAACAGCTCAGGACGCCTGGCTCGCAGGGCTTCGGCCGCCGACTGGATCTGTGCCTCGTCCGCGTCCTCGTCGTCCACGGCCAGCAGACGCTCCGCATCCACCAGGTCGTCGCCCTCCGCGCCGAGCGCCACCAGCGCGGCCCGGCGAAGCGCCGCCCTCTCCCGCTCGGCGGCCAGCTCCTCCCGGCGCGCGGCCTGCAACTCCCGCTCGGCAGCTGCCTGTTCCCGACGCTCCACCTCCGACAGCGCGGCCTGCTCGGCCTCCCGCTGCGCGGTCACGAACTCGGTGAGCGCCTTCGGGGAGTCGAACCCGAGCGTGGCCAACAGCCGTTTGATCGCAGCCCGTTCGCCCTGTGCCTTCTCGCGGGTGAGCATCTTGCCCAACCGGTCCTGGGTGACCGTGACCTGCTGCTCCTGGCCGCCGCTGTCCGTGGCGTCGTCGAGCTGGTCGTTCGTCTCGTCCTCCGACGAGGCACCGAGAATCGGGTAGATCGGCCGCCCGTCACGGCGGTGGCCGACAGGACGGCGAGGCGGCAGGGGCCGGACCATACATCTCCTCCAGAGCGCGCCCCCGCGCTGACGGCCAGTGTAGTCACCTGCACCGACACGGCCACGAACCCTTGTCCGACCGCCCCCACAGGATGGCCTCGAACAAGGAGGCACCACCCATGACAATCGACCCCTACACCGCTGTCGGGCTCATCCCGGAGATCACCGAGATCCAGCAGCGCGACGACATCGCCGCCAACCTCGACCACCTCTACGCCCTCACCCGCACCGCTGTCTCCCTCGGCGGCCTCGACCACCCCGTCCGACTGGTCGCCCTGCCCGAAGGCGCGCTCCAGGGCTTCACCGACGAGATCCACGACCTCGACCACGCCACCTACGCCCGCACCTGCGCCATCAGCCTTCCCGGCGCGGAAACACAAGAACTCGGCCGCTGGGCCCACGAGTTCAACATTCACATCATGGCCCAGGCCAAGGCCCTCCACCCGGCCTTCCCCGACCGGTACTTCAACGTCGGCTTCGTCATCGACCCCGTCGGCGAGATCGTCCTGCGGCACTACAAGCTTGCCCCGCTGCCACCCATGGAACACAGCATCAGCCCACACGACGTGCTCGACCAGTGGACCCGTCTCTACGGCCGGAGCCCTGAGGCGTACTGGCCCGTTGCCGACACCGCCATCGGCCGCCTCGGCGTCATGATGGCCAACGAGGCGTCCTACCCGGAGAACGCCCGCGGCCTCGCCCTCGGCGGATGCGAGATCGCCTACCGCACCAGTTACCCGCTGCCCGGCGTCGCCTCCGACGCCTTCGACATCCAGAACCGCGCCCGCGCCCTCGACAACACCATGTACGTCCTCGCCCCCAACCCGGCCTCCTACACCGGAGCCGACGTGCAGCGTGTCGACTTCTTCGGCGGCCACTCCACCATCACCGACTACACCGGCCGCACCATCGGCCACCTCGACCACGGCGGCGTCGCCACTTTCGTCACCGCCACCATCGACCTGCCCGCTCTCCGCCGCCAGCGCACCACCGCCGCGTGGACCAACTGGGCCAAGGACCTGCGCAGCGAGCTGTTCGCCACCCTCTACGAACAGCCCATCTACCCGGCCAACCTCTACGCCGACCGCCCGCCGTACAACCACGCCGAATACCGCGAGCACGTCACCGAACCCCAGATCGACCTGATGCGCGCCCGCGGCATCTGGCGCTGACCCCCGCTTCACGCACCCCGAGGCCGCGTCACCGGCCCGCCTCCACCGGCTCCCGCTCGCTCACCTTCCCCACCGGCTTCCTCACCCCGGCCGACCCCGACGCGCCGTCCTCCTCCAGGTACTCGTCGTCCTCGTCGGGCCCGCGCCGAGCAGCGGCCTCCGCCACCCGCACCGCGGCCTCGGGCTCCGCCTTCGCCCTGATCCGCTCCACCTCCTGCGAGGCGTCCTTGATCGGGTACCCGGCCTCCAGCAGCATCGCCACCGCCGTCTCCAGCGACAGGACCCCGGCGCCGTACGCCTTGACGACCTCCTCCAGCACCGCGCCCCGGTCCGTCGGCGTGTGCGGCGCCCACGCCAGCCGCGCTGGCAGCGTCTCCCCATCCGTCCAGCCCTCCGCCCGTCCGGCCTGGTACAGCCGCTGCACCATCTTGAACAGCAGCCGGTACTTGTGCTCCCGCGCCAACCGCATCATCCCGATCAGCGCATCCAGCGGCCCCAGAGCCAGCTTCAGCGCGTACCCCGACGGCACCTCCGTGGCCTCCAGCGTCCCGAGCCCAGCCGCCGTCACCCGGCTGTTCGCCGCAATCCGCTCCAGCAGGTGATCCACCCGCGCCCGCAGTTCGGCCAACTGCGGCGACGTGTCCAGGGCATCCATCCGCCCCGTTTCACCGAGCTGCCACACCGCACCGGCCTTCACCTGAAGCTCCTGCGGCTTGCCCGTCGCCCGGTCCACCGGCAGCCGCGCACCCGCGAGCCCGATGATCGGCGTGCCCGTCGTCGCCGAGGCCGCCGAGCTGTCCGAGTCCGTGGCCGCGAGCTCATCGAGCGCCTGCAAAACCCGCGCCAAAATCGAGCGCCCCCAGTGCTCCCCACCGTCGGGGATCGTGTTCGCGATGTGCACCACCGGCACGAAGTCGATCATCAGATCCAGCCGGTTCAGCTCCGTGCCATCCGGCCGCACCCGGAAGCTCGCCTTGTCCATCGGCAGCCGGTCCAGCGTCTCACCGTTCTTCAGATCCTCCAGCAGCCACTCCGCGTCCGTGAGGTAGCACGTCACGTTGGACATCCGACCCGGCTCCCACGGGTACTGCCGCCCACCAGCCGCAGCACCGTCCTCGCCGTCCTCGGAGATCGGACCCAGCTCGTACGTCACACGCCGCACCCGGGCCTTCAAACCGGCGTCGTCGTCCGCCGGCAGCTCCCACGCCAGATGCACCCGCCTGGGAAAGTCCTCGTCCTCATCGCCCCACTGAGGGAAGAAGAACCCCGGATCGTAGACCCGCAACGTCGGCCGCTGCTTCTCCGGGTTCCACGCCAGCACCATCACGCTGTCCCCGAGCAGCACCGCCGCCCGCTCCGCCTGCTGGACCCGGAAGGTCAGCAGCTCTTTGTCCGCCCACTTCCGCAACCGGTCCTGGACCGCAGCGGCCTCGACCGCACCGGGCGTCGGCGTCTCCGCATCGGCATGCTCCGCGCCCTCGACCATGACCTTCTGCTCCGAACCGAGGAGGTAGCCGAGCGCAGTGTCCACGAGGTTGGCCGCGTCACCCAGCTCCCGCCGCTCCAACGCGCTCGCATCGCCACCGGCCGCCGCAAGCTGCCCGACCTGGTTGTTGTCGTACGACGCCAGCACCTTGTACGCGGCCAGCCGACGCAACTCGTGCGGTGGCACCCACGTCTTGGCCAGCTCTGGGAACGCGCGGCTGCCCAGACGGCCAGCCTCAGCCATCACTGGCTTGTAGTTCAGCCACGACCACGCATCGATCACGAGTTGGCGCAGGCCCACGGTCTCCTCCGGACGTCGGCCCCGCGCCGTCGATCAGCCTATAGTCCGGCGAACCGCCCACCGTCGGCCGCCGACCCGGCCACGCCCGCGTACAGGTGACGCCTCCCCCGTCGCCTCACACCGCACGCCATCGTTGTTCACGGCGTGCCTGCCGCCGACAACCCCGACACGCCGCCTTGCCCCCCACCGCCCGGCTCACGGGCGCTTACTGGCTGAACACGCCACCGCACACCCCCGACGAAGGCTGCACCTGGTGTGCCCTACTCCGCGACAGCACGGCCCCGAGCAGACCACATGACCACCCGAGCACACCCCATAGCCGGTCACCGACGACCGCTGAGCCGCTGGTCGTCCCCACCACGTGGTGGTGGCATCGTCGGATCAAGGAACAGATCCCACAGCGCCCACACCGCCGAGTCCAGCAGGTCCGGCGAGTCCTCCGTCTCCCCCTGACCGACGAACGTGGTCATCTGTTCCTCCAGCTCCGCGAACCGTCGAGCCGGGCCAACGTGAGACACCCGAGCCTGCTCGTACAGCTGGGCGGCCGGGGCCGCCCGCGCCCGCTTCCCTCTGGTGGCGTGAACGATGCGCCAGTTCACTGTCGGGTCCACCTGCTCCAGGAGAGCGGGCAGGTAGTCGCCGCCGTTGTTCGCCTCGATGACCACGCAGTCCGCCCGGTGCTCGTGGTACAGCGTGGCGGCCCGCTTCATCGCCTGCGTCGGCGTGTACCGGTCCTGCTCACAGTGCAGCAGATACCCGCGAGGACGGTCGTCCCCGAACATCGTCTCCACCGGGAACCCGCGCCCCGCCACCGTGAACGCGGTCATGTCGGCGTTCTCGTGGCTCTTGGTCGCCGGGTCGACGGCCACCACCACGCGCTGGAGGTCCGGCAGATGCTCGGGCCGGGGCCGGAAGCCCTCGACCTCCAGCATCCAGCCCTTCCACAGCGCGCCCTCCACGTCCTCGAGTAGCTCGCCCGACAGCTCCTGACGGCCCAGCCGGGTGCCGGCGTACTCCTCCTCCAGCTCCTCGCGGGCCGCCGCCGACAGGTTCGCGTCGTTCTCCCGCATGTGCCCGCGGGTCAGCACGACCCGCGGCGGCGCCCCGCCCTCCTCGTGTGCCTTCTCCTGCTTCCTACCGCGCTCGACGAGCCGCTTGACGTGAGGGAGCGGCTTCGGCGTCGTGGAGATGACGACCTGCGGGGTGTCCGCCTCACGAAGGCAGAACCACAGCATGTCGTAGACCTCCTGCGCGGTGTGCCGTGACCAGGCCGCGTACTCGTCCAGCCACGCCTTGTCGAACGCCCAGCCGCGCAGGTTGTCCGGCGTCTCCGCACCGAACCCCCGGATCAGCGTGCCATTCGCCAACCGGAGCGTCGTCTCACCGAGCGACGAGTTGTACTTCGCCACCTCCTCCGGCGGGAACACCGACAACAGCCCCGACTTCGGGGACTCGAAGCAGATGTCCCGCACCAGCGTCGCGTTCTTGGCCACCACCGCGATCTGCAAACCCGGCGTATGCGCCCACTCCCGGACCGTCTCCGCCGCCGTCCGCGACTTCCCCCAGCCACGGCCGGTGAGCAGCATCCACACCGTCCACAGCCACAGCGGCTGACGCTGCGCCGCACGGGCATGGTGGTGCAGCCACCCCGCGTGGGGCAGCCCGTCACAGTTCGGGACCTCGCACGCCCACCTGCGCGCCGACAGCTCATCGGCCCGGACCAGTGCCGCGACCTCAGCCTTCAACTGCTCGTCGCTCATCACTGACGGGTCCGCGAACCCCTCGACTATTCGGCGCTTGGCCCGGCCGCGGCTCACTGCGCGACCTCCGACAACCGGCGCTCCAGCTCACGGCGGAGCTGATCCATACGAGCCCGGCGATCCTCGTCCGATAGAGAGGCCACGTCCACGCCCTGGTCCCGGTCCTCGACCGCTCCGGCCGCCGGGGCCTCACCTACGGCTCGACGTTCGATCTCCGCCGCGACCTGGATGTAGCGCAGCAGCTCCGACGGCGACAGCTCCCGCGGGTCGAGCGTCTGGAGCCGCGCGACCGCCTTGCTCTGCACGGCCTGCGCCAACTTCGCGTGTCTGCGGGCGATGTCCCGCCGCGCCTGTGCCTGCTCCGCGAGGAACAGCCGGTCCTGCTCCCGGTCGTAGGCCGCGGCCCGCATCACCCATGCGAACTGCCGCGACCACCGGCCCAGCAGCGTGCGGGATTTATGCAACTCGCGTGCCGCCTTTGTCAGACTCCGCGCTGGGCCGAGATCGCGGTACACGGCGAACGCCTCGAACGCCTGGACCGACTCCCCGCTCTGCCGCTCCCAGGACTCCACGGTGCCCTCGGCCACCGCTCACCTCCTGGCCGACGGCCGACTAGTTGCTCTGTGCGGCCAGGATTTCCAGCGCCCGCCACGGCTCGTCGGCCGGCACGGTGCCGTCCTGCACCATCCGGTCGATGGCCGCCCGCACGACGGCGGCCGTCTCCACCGGCACGTCCCGCACCCCGAACACCGTCTCCAGCGGCGCCGCCCCCGCCCGGGTCGCCTCCCCGGTGGCGGCGTCGAACCAGCCCTCGGCCAGCTCGCCCAGGTGCCGCTCGAACACAGCGAGGATCACGCCGAGCGCCGTCGCGCTGTTGCCGATCTTGTACGCGGCCCGGGAGGTCTCCAGCGCATCGAGCACCGGCTCGTACTGCTCCAGCCCGGCCACCCATCGCTGGTCCGCCGTCGCCGTGGACCGGGCCGCGTCGAACGCGGCTTCCGCCCGCTCCAGCTCATCGGGAAGGAACATGAACTGCACGCTGGCGAAGTCGAGGTTCGCCTCGCCCAGGGAGGCGACGTCCACCTTCTCCAGCAGGTCCAGAGCCTTGTCGTCCAGGCCCGTGTACTGCCGCCACTCCACCGACTCCAGCTCGTCGTACAGCTCCTTGAGGATCGCCGGATCGTCCTGCCCGGCGATGGCGTTATGCGAGAGCTGAAGCGCGATCTGCCGCTGGCGGGGCAGCGGCTCGTCTATCTGCATCCACCAGATCTGCGACAGGCCGGCCTCGATCGCGGCGAGCGTGCGGTGGTTGCCGGACAGGACGACCAGCCGCCCCGTCTCGCGGTCGTTCCACACCAGCGGCGTCGAGGTCAGGCAGCCGTCACGCTCGATGTTCGCCACGAGCTGCCGGAACTGCTCGTGCGGCAGGAACCGCGCGTTGACGTCGAGCAGCGTCAGCGTGCGCGGGTCGCCCTGAACCATCTGCGGCGGGGCGAGGCAAGTGGTCTCCTCCATGGTCAGACTCCCGTCTTCGTCGTCGGGGCGCCCCACCGCTTCGCCCACATGTGAAGGGCCTCGGCCAGCGTGTGCTGGCCCATAGCCCCCTGGTACTGGAGCTGGAACTTCCAGCCGTCCTCGTTCGACGGGCTGCGCTTGTGCAGCCGCAGCAGCCCGCGGTACTTCATCGACACCGGGTTGTTGCTGAACGCCGTCGTCGCCACCCTCCGGATCCGCCGCGAGAAGGCCCGCTGGCACAGCAACTGCGCCTCGGCGCTGGTGGCCGCGAGCACGATCAGCTTCGACAGCCGCGGGTAGTCGGTTGGGGCGACCGCGAAGTCCGAGAGCACGTACGCCTCGTCCGGCGTGTACGTGCTCGGGGCCATCGCGAACACGCCCAGGAGTCGCCCGTCGCCGTCCTTCACCGCGACGGCCAGGTTCGCCGCGCCCGGCGCGATCTTCGGGTTGAGGTACCGGGAACGCAGCGCGTTGAACTGGCCGGGCTTCAACAGCGACAGCCGGAGCGGGCCGACCAGTTCGTCACCCTCCCGCAGACGCGGAACCTTCACCGGATCGATCGGCTGGCGTGGAGCGACGATCCTCGTCCGGGCCTGACTGGCATACACGTAGAAGGGAGCGGCGCGCGGTGTCGCCTTGATCACGCCGCGCAGGTAGGGGTGCAGCTCAGGCACGTCGTGGTTGGAGGCCGTCAGCCAGTACGGCCGGTCCGTGATCGCGCCGAGCACGCTGACCACGTCGTCGTCGGACAGCGGCTCGTACTCGGGAGCGTCCCAGGTGAAGTGCGCCTCCAGCGGCTCGTACAGCTTCTCGTAGCCGCCGCCGTAGAAGGGAGGGAAGGAGCACACCGGGGCGTCACGGGGAACCTTCTGGAGCCACGAGCGCACGTCCTCCACCTCGTACGAGGCGAGTTCGATGTCCGAGCCGGACAGCCGCTCGACCGTCTCCGCGTGCTTGACCCTCCACTGCTCCCGATAAGAGCGCACGACCCGTTCATGCCACAGCCCCTCGCGGCCGACGCTGGCGAGGAACCGAGTGCCGAGCATGAGCGTGGCGACGGTGCCGACGCCGTCGTCCAAGGAGTCCGCGAGCCAGCCGAGTTCGTCTCGGCTCTCCTCGCGGAGCTGGATGCCGACCGGCTGGCGGGTGAGCCACCGGCCGACCGCGCTGCTGTAGATGGACACGTCGGAGGAGTGGAGGGCGAAGCCCATGCCGGCCACGCTGCGCTCGATGGTGAAGTTGCCGCAGCACGGGACGTACACGGGGCCGCTCGGCCACTGGCTGGCGGTCTCGCGCACGATGGAGCGCATGGGGCCCGGGATGGTGCCCTGGAACATCTCTCGCCTCCCGACGAACGACAACGCCCGGCCTCGGCGGGTGCCGGGCCGGGCGCTGCGCTGGAACCTTACACAAGGAGCGCGCAGCCCCTTGGAATAATGTCACCTATCTTTGAGGCGCGGTTCCGACGCTCAGATCAACGTGCCCTGCTGATCCATCGGGGACAGCTCCCGCACCTCATCTCCCGTGACCTCCTTCCACCAGGCCGCGAACACGCGGCGGTGGCACCACAGGCCCGGCTTGGCCAGGTCCTCGAAGCAGAGCAGCACCAGGCGGTGATCGCCCTCGGCCTGCGTGATCTGCCGCAGACGCGCGGCGATCCGCTCGGGGCCGAGCTGGTCGAGGTCGGCCCGATACGCCGTCGTGAACTCGGGCTCGGGCTGGGAGAGGTAGTCCCGACGCGGGGCGAGCTCCCGCACCGAGTGGGTGAGAGAGTAGGGGAGTTTGAAGCGGGGAGCGCCCAGGGTGATGCGGACCGGCACCCCTTGCGGGGGCTGGAACGCCTGGAACCGATTGGTGAACAGGGTGAGCACGTGGCCATTCCTTTCGTGGTGCTCAGATACCAGGGCGCGTCGGCGTCCCCGCCGGCGGCCCCGGTGACCGATGATGCCGCCCGCTCGGACCTGTAGGGGCCTGAGCAGCACCGGGCACGTAGGGAAAGTGCCTCCCTGCGCGCCCGGCTCGGGCCGAAATGGGTTGGAATTCGGAGAGGAATTCAAGCGGAAAGAGGCGCGGCCGGAATTCCGGCCGCGCCCACTCACCCAAACCCACAGGAGAAGAAGGGGCGCGACCGCCGCCGCGCCCCTCCGTTCTACTTCGCTGCCGCTTGCGCCTTCTTGGCAGGCGTCCGGCGCGCCGGGGCCTTCGTGCCCGCGGCCGTGCGCGCCGCGGGCTTCGGGCCGGGCTTGGCCGCCGCCTTCTTCCCCGTGGACTGCGACTCGTCCGCCGCCTTCGCCTCCGGCTTCTCGGCCTTCGCCTCGGGCTTGGCCGCCGCCTCGGTCTTCTTCGCAGCCGCCGCCTCCTGCTGGACCTCCACGGCCGCCTTATTGAACTCCTCGGCCATGGCCCGCTGGATACCCTGCGCCTTGCTCAGCAGGTTCCGTACCATCTGCACCTTGGCGTACAGGCGGCCGACGACCCGCAGGTGACGGGCGAGGTCGTCACCGAGGATGACAGCCAGATCCTCCGGCTTCTTCTCCGCCAGCTCCTCCAGCAGCGGGATCAGGACCTCCTCCGCCTTGCCGAGTTCGTCCTTCGCCTTGGCCTTGGCCTTCTTCTGCTTCTCCTGCTCCTCGGCCGTCGGCGCCTTCTCGTTGGTGAGGGAGGTCTGCTGCTCCATCATCTTGAGGCCGTTGGCGAAGTGCTGCGCCTCGGCCTCGCTGTCGAAGTCGCCGCGCACGTACCGCATGGCGGCCACCATCTGGTTCGCCGGGTTGAGCTGGGCGATGTGCCAGGCGAGGTTGTTCTTGATCTGTCCCTGGTCGACCATCTCGGCCACCTCGGGGCGCAGGGTGAGCAGGCCCAGCCGCCAGGTGATGTGCGTCTCCGTCTTGCCGAACTGCTTGGCGATCTTCGCCGGGGTCCATCCGGCGGCCTTGAGGTCGGCGTACGCACCGGCCTCCTCCATGATGGTCATGTCCGCCCGGTTGACGTTCTCAGCGATGCTGAGGACGTACGCCTCTTCCTCGGTGGCACCCTCGACGACCTTCGCCGGGATGACCTCCAGGCCGGCCGCCTGGCAGGACCGCCAGCGCCGCTCGCCCGCGATCAGCATGTAGGGGACCTTGGCGCCCTCGACCGGCCGGACGACGACCGGCTGGAGGAGGCCGTTCTCCTTGATGCTGTTGGTCAGCTCGTCCTGCGCCTCCTCGGAGAAGAACTTCCTCGGCTGCTCCGGGTTGGGAGCGATCTCGCTGACCTTGATGTTGATGAACTCGACCTTGTTGTCAGCCATTTTCCCGCGCCTTTCGTGAATTCCGTTCGGAGTGTTTCCCTTTGTTCTTACACTTATATCTTAATGGCGAATACCGCCAAATCAAGTTCAGAACTCTTTTAATTCAAGGGAATTCAGAAAGGGGAATTCGCCGCATATCTAAATTCGCCTTCCCGGATGCGGACATGAGAGAGCCCGCCACGACCAAGCGGTCACGGCGGGCTGGCTCCCGTCAGGCACCCCGACGGCCGCACCGGACGGCCGACTCCTCGCCGGGCGGGGCGCGGGGGGGTCGGCCGCCCGGCGAGGAGTAGGGAAGGACGCCGCTCGCGCGACGCTGCCATGCGGGCTCCTGCGGCTGCTGTACCCGCCCGGCACGTCAGAACATACAGCAGCATCTCAAAAATGTCACCTATCTGGCCCCTGTCTGAGTGTTGGTCACCCTGTGACTCAACAGCAGCCATCCTCTCGCTGGCCGTCATCTGACTCCCGGCCGCGCATACCAGCCTGCCACTCCAGCAGCCTTCGGGCCTCCTGGCGGGCCGAGACGTCCGCCCCACCTCGAAGCAAACACGGGGGCTGCTTGGCCAGTTCAGCGATCCGCCGCTCGTCGATTTCGGACATGCGATTCCTCCCGTGAACGGCAAGCGCGCCGCCTTCGCCCGCCCAGATGCGACTTCCTCGACAGCCCACCAAGAGGCAGGCAACGGAGCGCGTGACGCCCGCAGTTCGCCCGCCGGCTCCCCCGGGGAAACTGTCCAACAAACCCTATAACCCCTCCGAGCTGCGAGGTATCGTAGAGGCAGGGACGATTGTTACCGGCCAGTCACCTGCGGCAGCATACGGCACGGCCAGAGAAGGCGGACATGACAGACACCACTGACCGGCGTCAACTCATGAGCCTGGCCTCGAAGTTGCTCGCCCTGCTGCGACTGCGCCGCGATCCGGACGGGTTCACGCCCAGCGCCCGGGACGTCTCAGATGCGACGACCCCCGTGGGACAGCGCAAGCCCCTGCTGTCGCACGGCACCGTCAACAGCCTGATGAACGGCACCAGTAGCAACCCCAGATCGTCTACACTCATCGCGCTTGCGCAGGCACTCGACGCCCCGGCCGCGTTCCTGCTCCCAGGACCGGAGTGGGACGACCTCGCAGCCCTGTCCGTGTACCAGGAGCGCCCAGAAGCCCGCGAAGTCCTGCGTTTAATGCAGGGTCTTGAGGTGCAGGACATTCTTGAAATCAGTTCGAAGCTCCGGGAGATCCGTGGTCGCAGGGGACTACCCAAAGAGGTCCCCACGATCCCCCCACCTCCCCCCGGCGTCGACCAGCCCCGTGAGGGCCGGCCGCGCCGCCTGCTGAGCCTGCACGAAGCCGCTGAGAGGGCAGCGGATGATCTGGAAGGACGTTGAACCTCTTGGACGGCCCCATCTACGGTGTCTGTGCCCTTGTCACAGCCGTAAGCGCGGCGATACGCCTGCACTACACCCGTAAGCGTCGCAATCAAGCGGTCTATCAAATCGCCCATAGGGCCCGAATGTCGGCGTTCGCAGCCTGCTTCATCGGCTCACTCCTGGCGATCCCCACAGTCGCCGAAGCCATTGACCGACTCATGGACCTCAACGAGGTCTCCTCCCTCGCCTCGGACCTCGCCGCAGTGATCTTCTGGGCATGCCTCCAAGTCATGATCGTGGACTGGACGCGCTCAAGAAGCCACGTACCGGCGGGAGTCGCGGTGCGCATCATCGCCGTGTGCTGTGTTGTCGCGGCGATGATCTGGGAGTTCCACATGGCCGACACCGCGCACACTGAGCTGTCCGCGACCTACGCGCGTAGATCCGACGTCCGGCTGTACCTGCTCACCTACCTCGGCTTCACAGCCGTGGCCGGGCTGGAAATCGGCGCCTTTTCTACCGGGCTGGCCATTGCGGCCTGGCAGCAACGACGCGCAGCCGCAACCGGACTGTCCATCGCTGCAGCCGGGGGCATCTTCGGCGTAGCCCATGCGCTCAGCCGTAGCGCGTACATCATCGCTGACCGGACCGGGCACGCGTGGCCGCTGCCTGTCGAAAACGCCGTCAGCCCCGCCTTGGCGGGGCTCTCCATCATCTGTGTGGCCACCGGTCTCGCGCTGGCCACCATCGGCTACAACATCAGCCCCAAAGGCGCCGGCAGCGCAGTTTAGGCGGACAACTCCTCAGCCTCCGCGCCCCACTGCCGCCAATGCAGTGCCACCCGGTTCGCGTCCACCGTGCGAGAGCCTCTGGACGCGGCCGGGTACACAGCCACCTTCTCCAGCATGAGAACCAGGACACCCTTCTTCGCCCTCATCGGCGCGTGCTTCCACCAGCGCATGAGGTCAGGGATGTCACCCACCGGCACATGCTTGACCTGCTCCAGGAAACGAGCCTTCGTCTCGCTCTCGCGGATCAGCTGCGTGAGTTCCTTGTCGGCCGCCCTGAACGCCTTGAGCGACATGTCCGGCGAACGCCCGTAGTCCACGCCCAGCTTCTTCTGCCGACGGCGCGCGGCTGCCGCCTCCTTACGCAAGAGGGCAGCCTGGGTCAGCAGTTCATCTCGCGCCTGACCAATCAACGCGCTGACCTCCGGCTTGGCCAACTCTGCCAGCACGTGCTCAGCAACGTACGTCTCCAGCAGGTCAGCATTGATGCGGACCTTGCCGCACCCGCCCGGATGCTGAGCTGTGCTGGGCGCACACCGGTAGCCGCGGCTGCCGCGGTTCGAGGGAGAGGAGCCCAGCGAGGTCGTGCACAGCCCGCAGGTACCCATCAGACCCGGAACCAGGTACTCGCGCTGTGGCGCCCGCTGCTTGGCGGGGTCATGGACGGGGCGCATGGCGCGGATGGCCTCGAAGTCCTCCCGAGGGATGATCGCGGGGCCGCCCGTTTCGACGAGGTTGCCGTTCTCGTCTTCCTCCAGACCGGCGATGGCCGGGTGATCGAGCACGTTTGCCAGGACGTCTGGCTTCCACAGGCCACCGCGCGTCGTGCGGTACCCCTCGGCGTTCATCCACTCCGTGATGGCGGGATAGGGCTGCTTGAGCAACCGTCGCGAGGCGGCAGCACGAATGCCCTCCGCCTCGCTCTCGCGCACCCGCCGGTACGCCATGTCCTCAAAGCCGTACAGCCTCGGCATCTCCTCGCCCCTCCTACCGACCCCCTTTAGTGAACTAGTTTACCGAAGATAGGTCACATTGTTGGAAACTCAACAAACACCCCAAGATCACGCGCCGCCTCCGTCGATCACGTACTCGCCCCCGCGTCCCGGCGCTGCTCGATGCCGAGGACCTTCCACAGCTCCGCCGTTGGTACCCGGACTGTGCCGCCTAGCGGGAGCGTCCGAACAGGGAACTTCCCATTGCGGATCAGCTCGTACGCCTTGTCTCGGCCAATTCCCAGAGCACGCCCGGCAGTTGTCACGTTGACCGTGGCCGGAAGAGCCAGCAGCTCCTCCAGACCCATCGCTCCGGCCGAAGCCTGTCCGCCCGCTTCCTGAGCAGTCATCTCGTTGGTCGCAATCTCCCCCGCGCCAACTTGTCAGCAACTTTACAACGCTGTCCGACACCCCCAGCAAGATCGAGAGAGATCACGCCAGACACGTACGGACACGTACGCACACCAACGGCTGGCTGTGATCCAAGCGACAGTCAACAGGGAGCAGTGTCGGATGTTCGAGCCGAGCTACTACAGGCGGTGCCAGTGCAAGGGACCACTCAAGGACAAGAAGGGCAACCCCGTCCTCGACACCGACGGCAACCCCAAGATCGGCTCCATCGGCACGACGTGCCCCAAGCTAGGCAAGGGGCACGGCACCTGGAACTTCTACTTCGAGCTCGAACCAGCCGAGGGCGGCACCCGCCAGCGGGTACGCCGCGGCGGCTTCGCCAAGTTGGAAGACGCCAAGAAGAAGGCCAGGGAGATCTACGACGCCGCCATGGCCGGCGGCGACGTGCTGTCCGATGAGAAGTGCGGCGACTTCTTCCTTCGGTGGATCAAGGCGAAGAAGTCCCTGGCCCGTACGACCCGCCACGGCTACGAGGAGCACATTAACAACTACCTCCTCCCGCACCTCGGGCACATCAAGTGCCGTGACCTCAAGGTTCGGCACCTCGACAAGATGTACGACGCGATCGAGAAAGAGAACGCCCAGCGGATCCTCCACCGGCTGCATGTCGACGAGCTCCAGAAGAAGCGCGACGCCGCGCACCGGGCCTGGGTGAAGACGGCGGGCTATGCCAAGAAGGAGGAGCGCCGCGCCGCGCGCCGGGCCTTTCTCGACGCCAACGCAGAGCTGCGCGACGGAAAGAAGGGGCTGCGGAAGGTCACCTCCCCAGCCACCATGCACCGCATCAACGACACCCTCAGCTCGGCACTGTCCTGGGGCATCAAGCGCGAACAGCTCTTCCAGAGGAACTGGGCCCAGCTCGTGGAGCTGCCCCCAGTCACTCGGCCCAAGCCGCTCGTCTGGACTCCCGAGCGCATCGAGCACTGGAAGCGCACCGGCGAGAAGCCCGGCCCGGTCATGGTCTGGACACCGGAGCTGACCGGCCAATTCCTCGACTTCGTCAAGGACGATTGGCTCTACGAGCTGTGGCACAGCTTCATCTTCCTCGGCCCCCGCCGCGGCGAGATGGCCGCCCTGCCCTGGACGGAGGTCAGCCTCGATGCCCTGTGGCTACGGATCTCCCAGCAGATCGTCGAGGTGGCGTACGAGCTCTACGGAGAAGCGCCGAAGGCCGACAGCGTTCGCACCCTGTCCCTGAGCCTGGAGTCTGCGGACAACCTCGCCACCTTTCGCGCGAAGCAGGAGAAGCAGCGCCAGGAGTGGGGAGACGCCTACGTCGAGAGCGGCCGGGTGTGGACGCACGAGAACGGCGAGGCGCTGCACCCCGACTGGATATCCCGACGCTTCACCCGCCTGGTCGAGCTGTCCGGCCTGCCGCCGGTCCGCCTCCACGACCTGCGCCACCTCGCCGCCACCCTGTCCCTGCTCGCCGGGCACGACATCAAGGTCGTCCAGGAGAAGCTGGGGCACTCCTCGCGCCAGATCACCTCCGACACGTACACCAGCGTGCTGCCCGAGATGCTGCGGGCCGAGGCAGAGTCGGTCATGGCCGTCGTCCCCCGCGACGTCCCCTTCCAGGTGCGCACCCCGCTGACGATCCCCGAGGCAGCTTGGCAGAACGACATCGCCGTCTTCTTCGCGCACGGCGCACGGCAGTCTGGCGACACCTGGGCCGTCGGAGCGCAGACCCAACCGGACTCCGAACTCCTCGGCATGATCACCCTGACCGGCCGGGGTCAGGACGACGCCGCCAACGGAGCGGTGAAGTGGGTACGTGATCACTGCTCCGCGAGCGACCTTGAGCTGGTACGCGTGGAGAACTTCAACGACCGCTACCCCGAGGACCAGCGAGCCGACTTCTCGCTCACGCGCTTCACGGTCGCCCGCTCCGAGTCCCCGACCGTCGAGCCATGGGCCCTACCGACCGGCCTGCCTCCGGCGGCGCCCCGCCACGGTCTCCGGGCTCGAAAGGGCGCCGGAAGGCGGCGTGAGGGCGCTTCTGTCCACTGAATCGCCCCCGCGTCCACTGTGTGTCCACTGGATCTTGGTCTGAACGGATGAACGGGGGGCACCACCTTGGAGTGGTGCCCCCCGTTCTTACGTTTCCGCAGGTAGAAACGGTTCTCCCCGCGTAGTGAGTGGTGGGGCGGGTGGGACTCGAACCCACGGCCGACGGATTATGAGTCCGCTGCTCTAACCGGCTGAGCTACCGCCCCATAGCGGCGTGTCGCGTACATGTGTGCGCGCCGTCTGCCGCAGCATAGCCGCTCATACGATCTCCTGCTTCGGCTGGGCGGCTTCGCACGGCCTGCATGACCTTGAGGACTGCGCCGGGTGCCGCGCGGTTCCCGGGACAGCGGATCGGACATGAAAAAGGACCCCTGAGAGGGGTCCTCGTTCAACCTGCTCCCCCGACTGGACTCGAACCAGTAACCTGCCGGTTAACAGCCGGCTGCTCTGCCAATTGAGCTACGGAGGACCGAGCTCCCCGGACTGGACTCGAACCAGTAACCTGCCGGTTAACAGCCGGCTGCTCTGCCAATTGAGCTACCGAGGAAGGTCTCGTTTGCATCGAACGTACCTACCTGGGTATCCGCCAGGGGGCGCGCGTTCGCTGCGACACATACATTAGCGCAAGCAGGGGGGTGCTCCGCCAATCGGCACTCCCCGGCGCCAACGCCGCACCGGAGACCTACGCAAGGAAAGGGTGGCCGCCATGCGTTACCGGCTCACGTTCGTCGCCGGAGTCGTCCTGGGTTACGTGCTGGGCACGAGGGCCGGGCGCGAGCGCTACGAGCAGCTGAAGAAGTCAGCCCGGCAGTTCGCTCAGAACCCCGCGGTCCGCAACACCGCCGAGACGGCGGCCCACCAGGGCCGTGAGTTCGCGGGCAAGGCGTACCACGTGGTGAGCGACAAGGTCGGCGACCGAGTCCCCGAGTCGGTGGCGGACCGGGTCCGTCACCTCCGCGACCGAGCCACCCACAACGGTGGCGAGGACGACTGGGGCACGACCAACACGTGA